CCGGCTCGGTCTTCCCACAATCAGGCGTTTCTTGATTCTTATGCCAAACTCCCCCCCACTCAGCGACAGACTCTCAGCGCGTATGCTGAACGAGCCCAGCGGAATACGCTCAGTACCCAGGATGGTGAGAAAGTCCTTAACTACGTGCGCACAGGTGATACATCTGGCCTTAGCCGTGGGCCAATCCGCCACCTCCGGCCCCTCGGCTCTAAGTCTGCTGCGTCTGAGCCACTCCCCCGCCCCTCAGGCAGCAGAGGAAAATCCCCTCAAGTCTCGGTAGAGCAAAAGGCTGGCCCTAGCACGTCTAAAGCAGATATGCTATCGCGTGCGGAGGCCGCTTACCCCACACCCGAGGAATCTGTCAGGTTCACCCGGGACACTAAGGGCGGCCTAATTGGGCAAATCGGGACCCAGGCCCCATATGCCGCCCAGACATCCGTCAGCTTTGCTCCTTTGTCTAGCAACAGCAATCTTGCTACCGCCAATCTACCCGCCTTTTCCGACCACTCTTTCTTCCGTGATGGGCGTAGACTTGACGACGAGCAATTCAAAGCCATGGATGTGACCCCCAATGATAAGGACGCCTACGCGACCCAATCCGCGTTCATGGCGAACCAGGAGGCACAAGACTTTGACGCGTTTATCCAACAGAGAGGCGACTCTTTTTTAGAGCAGACGGCCCCGAGCGCCCAGGCGGACGAGAATTCGGGAGCTTGGACGGGCGACCAAACCCAGGTTGGTGATGACGATGACTCTTCCCCTTTCGCTGCCACGGTCGAAGATGAAGCTGAGCCGGCGGAAAACTAGTGTGGAGGGCAGCATACGGCGTGGCCACTGACCTCCGCTTAAGTGAGGTCCTTGCTTCCCCCGATTTTTTAGAGACTGACAAGGTTACTATAGCCAGGTTTTTTCAAGCCTTTCCCTTTAAAATTAGGGGTGAGATATTAGGACCTTCTACGAGCCACAACCCCCTTTCAGTCCCGCGCATCAACGGCTATTCCATCCTTGAGCGGTACCCCCACCTCGTAGAGCAGGCCCCGCGCGGTCTACTTACTGCCATTATCCAGTACGTGGTACTCGAGCCCTGTCCTGCTGAGGTTGGTGCTTTCATCCCCGCGTCTCTCATCTATACGGGTTGGGCGCGCCATTATTTACCAGTTGACAATGTCTCTCGTCTCCCTAGGTATATACCTCCTGAGCTGAATGGGATTTTGCTATGCAACACCGTCTCACCCAGTGGTGATGAGGTCCGGAGGCAAGCAGATCCGTCCTACTCGCCTGATTGGTCTAGCCCCATTGCCCCTCCGTTATTCCCGCACCCTGAAGGACGGCCTGGTGGTAAAGTGCACCTAGAAGTGTCAGACCTCTATGACTATCTACGAACTGTTGTCAATCCCCGTCAAGCCAACGCCTTCCTACGCTTTGTCGTTAGTAACCTCACAGCCGCGGCCACCTCCGTAACACTCTGTAACATACTGGCTGTTCGTGGGTCCCCCATTGGCGCAGACTTTGAACTACTACTCCGGGCATACCCTGGCTTGCTCTTCGGATCCACCGGTTCCCTGGAATCGTTCGGACTCACATGGAAGTACCTCGCGAATGAGTTACGGCAATTCGGACGGTTACCGCATACCGCCGAGTACTTACCCATTGACGTGCGCCGGCTCTGGTATGGGGTTGAATTGATCCCGGGCCGATCAACACAGTTCAAAACGGACACCGTGCAGGAAGTTGTCATGCGCATGGTACCCTCACAGATACATGGAGCACCTGCTTACAACCCCGACAATGCAAAGGCCGGGCCGATGTTCGGTTTAGAGACCGAACGCTTCGGTCAACTAGTACGTCATCATATATCCGCCGCGACCAACGAGCTCATGGACGCTATCAACCCTCACTGGACCACCCTAGAAAACACGATGGCCCAACGCTTCGCGTGGGCAACGGACGGAGCATCTCCCGGTACCAAAGTGGAGTATGAAGACCGGGCTGAACGAGCCAACAAGAAAGTCGCAATGTACTTCTACACTGCCGACGAGCTCCGCCGGGTGATTTCAGAGTCTCCCGATCCCATCACGGTCGTCCGCGGCGCCCTCAAGTATGAGCTGGGGAAAACACGGGCCATCTGGACCCCCGGGACCCCCGCTTTTGCGATCTGCCAATTCATACTCGCCCCCGTAGACCCCGGTTCCTCCAAGGTTGATTGGTATGCCTTTGGCCACTCCTCCCCTGCCCGAGTCAAGCATGATGTCATTAGGCTCCGTGAGTTACGGCGTTCAGTCGTGCTCATGTGGGATTTCGCAGACTTCAACATCACACATACCGGGGCTATGATGGGGCAGGTCTGGCAGGCTATTATCGATTGGGTTCACGCACACCCCGGAAACGTCGAAGAGCTGCAAGAGTGGATGCGCATTGCCTACTGGGTGAAAGAGGCGTCAGAGGAACTTTGGTACGAAGTTCCTGGCACCATAATTGGTCAGGTGGAGCGGGGCATGCCATCAGGCATTAGAGCCACGAGCTACATGAACACGATTCTGAACCGGGCCTATTGCCTTGCAATCAATGACGTCGCGAAAGACGTGTTAGGGTATGGGTTGACAAAGGAAGTGTCGTATCATGCCGGTGACGACGTGTTTGAAACATTCCTCACCCATCTCGGCGCCATCATGTTTTGTGCNCTCATGAACCTTTGCGGTTATGCTGGTAAGACATCGAAGATCCTCCACAATTTCTTTGGCGCTGGTGAGTTTCTAAGGCGGCTCTACTGGATTGATGCCGACAACGTCCCCCGCATTAGCGGTTACCCTCTACGTAGCACGTTCGGGCTTATTTCAGGAGAATTCTTTAAGAACAGTTTCATTGATCCTAACGCGCGCGCTGCTGCTTATTGGAGTTCTATTATTCGCACAACTTTGCGAGGTAACCCTCTTACGCGAACGAACTTGATCGAGAAACTAGTCAAACGAAACTGTGTCCTAGTCCACACCACCCCCTCCGGTGCGAAGGAACGCTTGACAGCCGATCTCGCTGTCGCCTTCTCCCCCACGGTCCTCGGTGGCGCAGCTTCGGAGAATTATAAAGCTTTCGAATTACCGATCACCATGCCCGGGGATATGCTAACCCGCGTCACCCCTCAGCGTGACTCATCGGGTGACCTCTTCCCTTACCCATCCTTTAGTGTCTACTCCGAACCTTTTCGCTTAGTCACTAAGGCCGCCCGCCCCACTACTCGCGATTACACCATTGCTGCCAGGCTCCCAATCCCCCTCGCTACATCAACTAGGATATTGGACACCGCCATGGTGAACGCCGTGTGGACTGGCTCGCTACCCCAGAGGTTACTGCCTCGCAGTTATGACCGGTACTTTACCGCCCTGAAGGCTTACTACCAACACATCCGCAAAGAGAGCATCGATCTCGATGTTCACTCCCTTACGGCTCCATTTGCTAAATTCGGCCCCCTTATCGAATATATTACTTTCAAATTCCTCAATGACGGTTTCCCTGAACAACAAACCGGTGAGTACACCCCCCTTCCTAATACGTACGCCCTCACCATCCAAGCCGCCCAAGCCCTTGGTTTCACAGTAGCCGACGGAGCTTCTCGCCTCGCCCAAGCTATTGCAAAATCTCAACAACAGCCCGTGCTCGAAGGATGGGCCACGCTTATTCGTAGCGGCCTCCAAACCGCTCCCCTAGCATCCCGACGTCGACTCATCGACCTACTCGCGGTCTTCTCTTCCACCACGCCCC